GTCAGCAGGTCGTTAAGGGTGATGCCAAGCGCGTCGGTGATTTTCAGAGCGTTGGAAACAAGGCAGTCGCCGCGTTTTTCCAAGCCCTCAATAGTCCTTATCGGTATTCCGGTAATTTCGGACATTTTGGGCACGCTGATTTTTGCCCGCTTTCGATATTCCTTGATATATAAAAACATGTTGAAAACCTCACTTTATGAATAGATTCACAGCGCCGATTATTCCGAATACCAGAACGGCGCAAAGTGCGAGCGTGATAAGAAGCTGACCGCCGAACTTAACTATATTTTTCATATCCCCTTGACCTCCTTTCAGAAACGTGGTATAATATTGATAACC